TGTCCGCCATTGATAATTTTTTATAATCAGTTTTCCCACCACCTTCTATTTGCGAACTCACTCTTTTATGTATTTTCCCGGTTATCATTGTGACTGTAAAAAAAATGCTATACATCCCACACTCGGTATTTGTAGTTTGATGATTATATTCGTTTTTAACGACATCATATTTGATCGGAGTATCTAAATTAGCTCCTTGTTTGCAAATGTTCTCAATCAAACGATCAACTTCTTTTGGGCACGGATTAACTGCACTATCATAATATAGAATTTTATGTTCATCGCTATCCACAAACAGTGACATCCAATGGGAACCAGGTCCATCATGTTTATCTAAATTAAATACGATACCTAATTTCGTTTTATTTCGTGCAAGTAGGTCTTTTAATGATAATCTGCATAAATCTTCCCACACACATTGATCGTTTTCTATGATGGTATCGTAATCGATTGGCGTAGGACCTAACAACGCGAATTCCGGATGAGCGATTTCATACTGACGTAATACATCACTTATATCGTAGTTCGATAACCATGCAACCGGATCTCTTTTCCATTCAGCCGGACTATCGGGTGCAAATAGAATGCGATCTAATTGACCACGCACGTTTGGATCTTCAATTTGATTCATCCAACAATCTTCCTTCTCACAATGCGTTAAACGTTTGCGGAGTGCATTGTATATACGTTTAGGTGAAGCCGTTTTAATTTTATCGGAGTGTGATTTATTATATGCATCACGAATGACCAAAATGGCGTCCTTTGTGTAACACGTATCATTATGTATTTTGGATTTGGTATTGGGATGACAATTTAATTTCAATGTTCTATGATGCCTTTTTTTATTGGATCTAGTAACTGATTGTTTCATGATACTATATCATGATAAAATTTCTAGAATACACAAAATTGATATAAACATGATGGTATACATTATATTATAACTAAAAATGGTTAAGTACTGTTGCGATAGATGCGGTAAGCAATTTGGTCAAAAGGGGCACTATAATACTCACATGAATAAAAAAAATCCGTGTATCCATGAATCGAAACTACAAGAAATGATTTCATCGATGATTGACGATAAAATACATAATCAATCGAGACCGCACGAAAAAAAGGCATTGAATTCGGCATTGGGGCAATACTTTACTACCGATATATCTCTTAAGGAAAAGGTGTTCGAATTTATCCAAAATCGTCCCTCCGTCATTTTGGAACCATCCATCGGACAGGGTGATTTGGTTTCATATATATCAACCAGAATCTCAATGGCAACGTTTGATATGTATGAAATTGATAATACCATTCCATTATTAGACCATGTATCGAAAGACAATGTTATATATGCCGATTTTACCGAACAAAATATTCAAAAAACGTACATGACAATTATCGGGAATCCGCCTTATGTAAAAAACAAAACGGGAAATTTGTATATTGATTTTACGGAGAAATGTTATCGATTACTTGCATCGAACGGGGAGTTGATATTCATTGTGCCGTCTGATTTTCTGAAATTAACAAGTGCCGCTAGATTATTAAATGAAATGATGTCAAATGGGACATTTACGCACATATTTCACCCCCATAATGAAAAACTCTTCGAAAATGCATCGATCGATGTTATCGTATTTAGATATTGTAAGGATATTTCTCTCGAAAAAAAGGTTTTGTACAATGATGATATTCGTTATATCACAAATAGTAGTGGGTTGATTACGTTTCACGAAGAACCAAACAATCATAAAATATTATTTCATGAATATTTTGATATATATGTTGGAATTGTAAGTGGAAAAGAAGAGGTGTATAAAAACGAGGATCTTGGTACAATTCAAGTCGTAAATGGGGAGAATAAAATAGATAAATATATTTATATTGAAAACTATCCATGCGATAATGATCAAATTAATGATCACCTCTTATCGAATAAACCAGCGTTATTAAAAAGAGGCATACGAAAGTTCAACGAGAATAATTGGTTTGAATTTGGCGCAACCCGAAACATGAAAACGGTCGAAAAACGCATGGGTAAGGACTGTATTTATATGTATAATCTTACACGAAAAGCTAATATCGCTTTCCAAGGAAAAGTTCAATATTTCGGCGGTGGATTGATTATATTGATTCCAAAACGAGCATGTCATTTGCCTACCATTGCAGCATACTTGAACAGCGATTCTTTCAAACATAACTTTCTATTTTCGGGACGATTTAAAATCGGACATCGACAAATCAGCAACTCCTTTCTACCGGATACATGTCTCACGTAGATAGTTTTCGATCAGGTTATTGTGCAGTCTTCATAAACAAATACCATAACGTTCCTACCACCAATAGGAGTATGCCGAAATATATTTTGTTGCAATTGCAATAAGAATCCGAGCTAGATACACTACAGCATAAGGTTCCTTGATTTTCCATTTTGATAGGTAGTATTGGCGAGACAACTTTATGTATTTTGGCTAATTGGTTTATTTTTGGTGCTCCCGCATGTGGAAATGTAATGAAATTACAAAATTGAATAACCCAGATTTCAATGCTTATTGTAAACAAACATGAATATGGGCATTATACATTATTCAGGATTCAAACAAGTGATAAATACATATATTTCAAAACGTAAAAGACAGAAGAAGAAAATCTGGGATGCTGTACATAATCGTAATGTAGAATTATTTACCGTAGAACTCACAACATCACTCGAATATGTGTTAGAAGATAAATATAGAGAGTTTGTTAAGTTGCAGCAACTGGGTGTTTTATGGGAATTAAAATATCAAGAACGTATTAATAATATTATTAAAAAAAAATTTCACGATAAAATTTACATATGGCGTTCTATTTTAGTTCGGATACACCTTTGAAGATTTAAAATGGGACAAAATCCCAAAATAAAAATCAAAAATGTAAATCAATAGTAGGAATCTCACCTACGATGGTCTAACTTTTTCCTCTTCCTTTTGGATATTTGAAGAGGTGAAAGACGAAATTTGAAAACACGCAGGGCGTTCTTGCTTCTCTATCCAGCACTTTGTTAAGTTCATTATGTTGATTGCTGAATTAGCGTCTCTTGTCTTGAATACGGTTTGTTTGACTTGGGGTCTCACGCATCCAGAACATACTAAAAGACGGAACTGCTTATTTCCATCGCTGTGTCTGTAATAAGATAAATCATTATTACATTCACAGCATTTTTTACTTGTATTACATTCATTTATGGTAATTGTATCATACTTTTTATGGATTTGCTTTCGTAATCCTTTATTCATAGTAGGCATAAAATGTTTCATTTGAGTGCTTCTGCTCCAATTTCCATAACCAATTAGGATATTTTCACCAAAGGTTTCTCTGATTTTATTAAGGAACACATCTACACTTTTCTTACCATAACTATATTGACGAAACTTCATTTTCCTCCAAACTTCTTGTTGGTAGAAATCTAATGTTTCTTTATTCAGTTTATCCTTCTCCACTAAATATGTTTTGAACTTTTCATAATCAACAGATTTGCTATTTTGAAACGATAAATGAGTTTCTTTTTCTATGATGTTGTTTCGTTTCTTTTCCACTAATAAAATTCGTTGGTTTGTTTTTGCTTTACTTTCTCGTTTCCTTTGCGGTGCTGTGTATTGGAGTTTGTTTCCTTTATCGTCCATCATATACACTAACGACCTTTTACCAGGGTCAAGCCCGACAATATTTCGTGGCGCAACTTCTTTGAGTTGCTCTACTGATAAATCTTCTATGTTATGAAAATCTTGTGCTGGTAAAGTAGGAACTCTTGAACCCCATTTTTTATCTTTCAAATCTTTACGAATAAACAACAAAGAACAACTAATACCATCTGTTTGGAGTTGATAATGGAATTGGTAATGTTTGCTTTTGAATGTTTTATGTTGTAAATCCAATAGATTATTCCATACATCGTATTTATTTTCATTCACATTCTTTAACAAGTCACCCTTCTTTTTATTTTCAGGACAGAATAAACTGATGATACACGCAGTATCCAAAATGATATGCTTGGGAATAATATTGTTACGGAGTGGTAAAGGTTGGAATAGTTTATGTTCTTCCTTTTCCAATACAGCATTCATATACAACATACCTTTCAAATAATCAAATGGTTTAACTTTCACATCATAATGAACTGACTTTTTGATATTTTCAGGAATAATATTCGGTAAATGAGTGCGTTTCCAGTCATCAAACATAGTATCGGTTTCATCATTACATTCTAATACGAGTTTCTTGAACTTGAAAAGGATTGCTTTATCTTCTGTTATGTTCGTTGTGGTTTTATTGATGAACCGAAGGAAATGCTGAATAAATCGTTCTTGTGTGTTGTTGGATAAGGAAGTATGAAGTTGCGTTGCTAAATAAGGAAGTAGATGTGGTTTGTTTTTCAAAGATGTTTTTTCGTGGTTGAGTAAAGGTTGATATTCCTTATCATAAAACTCTTGTAATGTTTCTAAAAGGTCAGTATCCTTGCTTTGTATTCCACGCTTATCACGAATACCTAATGTCTTGATACAATAC